GATTTCAGCTTCTTTAACCTCAGGATCGGTGGAAATTGCAGACGGTGACCAATTTATGTCAGTAAGTAAATTTGTCCCTGATTTTACTAATCTTTCAAAAGAATTAAAAGTTACAATGACCTTAGAGGACTACCCTCAATCTACCTCCTCTCAGACTACATTAGGTAATGTAAGTAGTACAACACAGAAAATTAATGTAAGAGGTAGAGGAAGATCAGTAAAATTAAATTTTGCTACGGATGTAGTAGATGAAACAAATTGGAGACTAGGCTCTATGAAATTACAACTCAGACCTGACGGGAGAAGATAATGAAAAAAGGATACCATAAAACTAAAGAAGGAAAAATTGCTAAAAAAGGGCTGTGGTATAATATAGCCCAAAAAAGAAAATCTGGAAAAACTATGCGTAAAAAAGGTGCTAAAGGTGCTCCGACAGCAAGTGCTATTAAAAGAAGTCAGTCATAATGAAAAAAGAACATAAAAGTAAAACAGGTGGGTTAACTGCAAAAGGTAGGGCTCATTTTAAAAAAACGGAAGGAGCAAACTTAAAACCTCCTGTTAGTAAAGGTAAAAATCCA